TAGAGATTACAAATCTTGTGGGATATTGCAAAGCAAATGGATTAAATCCTGGTAACATGCACAATGTTCTCACTGGAAGGGCAAAATCTTGTAGAGGGTGGACGAAAGTATAGCTCTTGACCTTGCTGCTGCTGAGTCCACTCCTGTGGCACTGACTGCACCTGCTATTGGTTGATACTAAACTAAGTATCTGATATAATTAAGAGGGTATAACAACCCTCTTTTTTATGCTTTATCTTTTCTCAAAAACAGAATGTGGTCCTTGCATTCTGGTTAAAAAGTACTTCAAAACTATGAATGATCCAAGGACAGAACAGATTAAAGAAGTTCTTCTTGATGATGGATGCTCGGAAGAAGACCTTCAATTTGCTAAAAAATATGGAGTCACTGCAACTCCTACTCTTTTAGTTATTGATGGGGACGTAATAAAAGAATATGTTGGTGGAGTCCCTATCACACAGAACATTAATGATATTTTAGACAAATATTATGTCTCATAATCCTCAACATGAACCAATGCCTAACTGGGTAATCTGGGCAGGATTGGGTATTATGATATTTACTGTTTTATGCTTTGTTCTCATGACAATAGGAATGATTTACGTCTGATGAAAAAGAAAAAGCAAAAAACTATCTGGAGAATATGGGCAAAAGCACTTGGAGAAAAGGGGTCTAAATGTGACAGAGAAGCGGATATCATTGCTATTGTACGGACTTTTATATTTCTCACTTATCTCATCACTAATATTGCTATTGTTGCCAACGCAGTAAGACATTGGAATGATATGGAATATTCCCAAAGAATCGAATATAAAAAATGATTAGTACAGAGACACCATACAAACTAGCAGAAATTATAAGAGATACTTGGCCTCAACTCTACAGACCTTCAAAGCAGGTAAAAAAACCTATTGACTCTCCTATTAAGAAGTGTTAACATAAATATTACAAATCTTAATGGAGGATTTCTGTGGTTGGAAAACTTGAACCAGAAGAGAGAGTTCTTCCTGATTTTTTCAAAGAAACATCTTCTGAACCATATATTAGACATGATTATAGACTTGTCTATACAAATGGAAATCAAAAAATTTTTGATAATTATTCTGACACACTTCAAACTTGGTGGAACACACCTGATATTCTAACTGACTATGTTGAAGTTCTAGATCATAAACAAGTGAAAAAACAAAGCGGAGGTTTTAAGTAAACTATGGTTTCTTCTACACTACAACAACCAATTCAACAAAGGGGGTGGTTCGATGTTCTCGATGATTGGCTTAAGCGTGATAGGTTTGTTTTTGTCGGTTGGTCTGGCCTTCTCCTTTTCCCTACAGCTTATCTCGCTCTTGGCGGTTGGCTTACAGGAACCACCTTTGCTACCAGTTGGTACACCCACGGCATTGCGTCTTCATATTTGGAGGGGTGTAACTTTCTTACTGCTGCTGTCAGCACTCCTGCTGATGCTCTCGGACATTCTCTCTTACTCCTATGGGGTCCTGAAGCTCAGGGAGATTTCGTCCGCTGGATCCAACTTGGGGGACTCTGGACTTTTGTGGCGCTCCACGGGGCTTTCAGCCTGATTGGATTCATGCTTCGCCAGTTTGAGATTTCTAGACTGGTGGGCATCAGACCCTATAATGCAATCGCATTCTCTGGTCCAATTGCAGTATTTGTTTCTGTATTCTTGATGTATCCTCTGGGACAATCGTCCTGGTTCTTCGCACCCTCGTTTGGTGTTGCTGCTATCTTTAGATTCCTGTTGTTCCTACAGGGCTTCCACAACTGGACCCTCAACCCCTTCCATATGATGGGAGTTGCTGGTATACTTGGAGGAGCACTGCTCTGTGCTATTCATGGAGCAACGGTAGAAAACACACTCTATGAAGATAGTGAACAAGCAAATACTTTTAAAGCATTTGAACCGACTCAAGAGGAAGAGACCTATTCTATGGTCACGGCTAACAGATTTTGGTCTCAGATTTTTGGGATTGCTTTTAGTAACAAGCGTTGGCTTCATTTCTTTATGTTGTTTGTACCTGTTATGGGTCTTTGGACCTCAAGCATTGGTATTATCGGCCTTGCTCTTAACCTTCGTGCTTATGATTTCGTAAGTCAAGAAATTAGGGCAGCAGAAGACCCTGAGTTTGAAACTTTCTACACAAAGAACATCCTTCTGAATGAAGGTCTTCGTGCCTGGATGGCTCCAGTAGACCAACCTCATGAAAACTTTGTGTTCCCTGAAGAGGTCTTGCCAAGAGGTAATGCTCTTTGATATACTGGGAGGGGAAACCCTCCTTTTTTTGTCTCCTTAATAAATAAATTTTTTTTGTAGTAAAATATATGAAATTTACAGTTTATTCGAAAGATGGTTGTCCATATTGCACAAGAGTGGAACAGGTGCTAAAGTTAGCAGAACTACAACACGTAGTCTACAAACTGAATAGTGATTTTACAAGAGAAGAATTTATTTCCGAATTTGGAAATAACACTACCTTCCCACAAGTTATAATGAATGAGAAAAAACTTGGTGGATGCGTTGAAACTATTAAATACCTTAAAGAAAATAATATTGTTTAATGGATAACAATTTTCACGAAGTTTTTAACGATGTAGAGAAAGCAATTGATTTTGCTTTTGATGGGAAGTTTGTTTTAAAATTTTATGATTATTTGAAAACAAGAGATGCTACCAAAAAACAAGTAGAAGAATTTATTTCTAGTCAGACAACAACTGAGATCAATGATTTAGTGAATGATCTTGATGAATACTTGGAGGGAGGATCGGATAAAGATCATAAAATTCTTCGTGAAGCTTATGGTCACATACCAAAACCACAAGCTAGAAAGATTAGAAATTATTTGAATGGCATTTTAGAAGATGCTCAGAGGTATAATTATGACAAGAGGCCAGGGAGGAGGAAGAAGTCCTCTAAATAAAACTGACAAGGATAAACCCTATTCTATGAATAGGGGATTGGAATTGTTGATGAGAAACAAAACAAGGAGGGAGAAAGAACCTAAAACTTTTCAGTTAAAGTTTGGGAAAATGGTCTCTCTTCTTGGTCGAGAGATTCACTTTTTTCTAGACTTACAGTTAAATTTTAAAAAAGTAATCTCTCGGAGAAAATAAATGCAAGCAGCAATTATAGTCCTCAGTTCATCAGTAACTATTCTTTTTCTCCTAGTGGGTTTGGTAATAGGATGGATGGTAAAGCAATATATAGATGAGACAACACTCCCTAAACTTCATCCAGAAATGTTTGATGATGAAGGGAACATTATTCCAGACACAATTTACGCAGTGAGGTTTGAAAACGATGACTTCGAGTACGAAGACGAAGACGAGTAAAGCAAAAACTACAACAAAGGCAACTATATCGGCATCAACAAAGTTGCCTCCAAATCCTTTCATGTTTGAAATTTTGGAACTTGCTAGTAAGCAAAGAACTAATCAGAAGAAAGTAGAAGTTCTTCAAGAGTATTCAACTGATGCTCTTAAAGCAATTCTTATTTGGAACTATGATGATAGTGTAATCTCTATGATCCCTAGTGGAGATGTTCCTTATGAGAAGAATGATGTTCCTGTTGGAACTGATCACACTTCCCTTCGTAAAGAATGGAAGAATCTTTATCACTTTGTGAAAGGTGGAAATGATAGTCTATCTCAAGTTCGTAGAGAGACTATGTTTATTCAAATTCTTGAAGGTCTTCACCCAAAGGAAGCAGATGTTCTTTGCCTTGTAAAGGATAAGAATCTTGAATCTGTATTTAAGATTGGTAAAGCAGTTGTGGAGCAGGCTTTTCCTGATATTCAGTGGGGAGGACGTTCATGAGTAGAGGAGTAAATCCATTTAATTACTCCTGTGAAATTATTTTAGAAAAAACTACCATTGAACAAGCAAAAGATAGTTCTTTCCCAAATGATGCATACTTGATCTGGTATAAGATTAATGATGAAACCTTTATTGATCTTTGTAGAGGGAGTAAAAGAGTTGATATTTTTGATTTCTACTATGACAAGTATGGTCCTGGAGCAGTTCAAAAAATTGACTTTGGTTATGGGAGGGTGAGTCCTAAACTCTGGGGATATAAAGCAAAAGAATCTAAAAACAAGAAATGAAAAAAGGATTTAATGATAGTAACTTTGATGTGGAATTTGAACTTCCTACAGAGCAAATTAATAAGTTGCTGAAGGAATATAAGAAGATTAAAAAGTACCAAAGATCCAATCTCTTTACTGTCAAATCAATGGATGGCACAGAGAATGTTGTGTCTAAAATGACGAATGAAGCAAAAGAGGCAGGATTTTAGTTCACTATGTTACATAAATAGTAACATTTTATACAACTTTTTGACTAAATAATAATGGTGGTCTATAATAGACCTGTCGTTCATTCTCTATTTTTGATAGGGAACGCAAGTAAGCCGACGAGGAACGGATCGTTCATCCTATGATTTTAACACTATTGGCATCAATGCTCATGACATGTGAGCAATATGATTGGTTAAAAGAAGGAGTATTCAAATCTGAAATACTCTCTCCATCAGAAAAACTTGATTTTATTTTTACTTTTGCTGATGGTACTGATCCTAAATGCTTTGACTTAGAAGAAGAGTAGGACGCGTCGCCGACTGAAGGAACGGGTTTTCACTAACCTTACTATTTCAGGAGTCAAAAAATGGCTAAAGTCGTATATCGTGGTGTAGAGTATGATACCCAGAAGCGTCTGGAGTATCAGCAACAAATGATGCAACAACCCCAACAGCAAAATGAAGTCTATCGTGGCGTCAAGTTTGTAAAGGAGGGGCATAAGTGATGAAAAAACTTAATGTTCTTCAGATTATTAAAGAGAAGAAACAAAAAGAAGATCGTCGTCATCAAGCACAACTTGCTAATGTTGGAGCAGGAAAATGATTGCTATAATTGCATCTATTAGTGGTGCATCAGCAGCATTTATTTTTTTAATCTATCTTGAAGTTCTATTGCTAAACAAGTAATGGAAAATTATCACTATCATAATGATGATATGGATAAAGATAATAGACCTCCTGCATGTTATCAATTAACTTACAGAGGGTGCAATTATTGGTCTTGTTATATCATTCATTTGGATGAATGGTTTGAAAGGATCTTCAATAGTGAGGGGGATTGACTCTCCCTCTTTTTTTGTGTAAAATGATATTGGACTATTAATAATTTGAATGAACAAAGAAAAGGTTAGTTCAATTATTTGTAAAATTGAATTTCTTCTAGGATCTCTTAGAGAAGAACTATTGTCAGATACAAATTCTTTGGAGGGGTATCAGTATGAAGATATTGCTCCTATAATTGAAGATTATGATGAGGTATTCTATGGAGATGATGAATAATGGTATATGAAGAACTAACTGCCTTTGAAAGGGCACTCGCACGTTTTGGAGACAAAGTTCAATATATTGTTGGATTGGAGATAAGTGATAAGATGTCTCCAGAGGATGCTTATCAAGAAATCAAATCTATGATGAAAGATCTGAAAAGACTTAGAAAAAAAGAAAAAGAATTCTGGAATGAATCTGAAGAGGACTTACTATGATGCAACTTGTAAAACTAATTAGTGTAACACCTGATGCAGAGAAGCATATTGCTTACTGTGCAAGGGTTAGCAACCCCCAGAACCAGGAGAATGACTCCTTTGCTGGTCTTCTTAAGTACTGCATCAAACACCAGCATTGGAGCATCTTTGAGCAGGCATTCATGACTCTGGAGATTGAAACTACTAGAGGCATTGCTGCTCAAATTTTACGACATCGTTCTTTCACATTTCAAGAATTTTCACAGAGATATGCTGATACCAGTTTGATCTCTGATTACATTCCAGTTCCAGACCTTCGTCGTCAAGATACTAAGAATCGTCAGAATTCAATTGATGACTTCAGTGAGAATGAGAAGTTGGATCTTCAAGGAAAGATTCAGGAACATTTTGATCAATCCATGAAACTCTATAAAGATCTTCTTTCTCATGGTGTAGCAAAGGAATGTGCTCGTTTTGTTCTTCCTTTGGCAACTCCTACAAGAATCTATATGTCCGGATCACTTCGTTCATGGATGCATTATATTGATCTTCGTAGTGGTCATGGAACTCAACTTGAGCACATGGAAATTGCTAATCAATGTAAGGAAGTATTCAAGGAACAGTTTCCTGTGATTGCAGAGGCAATGGACTGGTAATAAATATAAAAATATTATAAGGAGTTTGAATTTTGGCAACATATCCTGTTATCAATACAAAAACTGGTGAACAAAAAGAGGTTGTAATGAGTGTCCATGATTGGGATCAATGGAAGACAGACAACCCAGATTGGACACGTGACTATTCGGATCCATCTACAGTTCCCGGTGTGGGAGAGGTTGGTGAGATCTATGATAGACTCAAAAAAACTCATCCTGGATGGAATGATGTTTTGCGCAAAGCATCTAAGGCACCTGGATCACAAGTACGTCCCATTTAATCAATCAATTTATGGCTAGAAAGAAGTCTACTACCGGTATTGGCACAAATCCTGTCCCATTTGGAATGAGCAACAGAGTTATGAAAAGAAAAAAACCAATCAATCTTGATTACATCAAAAAGATTGAACCATTAACTGATAACCAAGAACTTTATTTTGAGAAATATAAACTAGATCAAAATCTTGTTGCATATGGTTGTGCTGGAACAGGTAA